TAAAGACATACGAGACTAGTACAAATGATCTAATCCTTGGATTCTCACTAGCAGATCAGATTCGCATTACGTTCAGTGACATGAAATCTGCCACGATTTGTGAGAAGTTCCCTGATATTGACTTAGTCACCAAACGCAGGTATCGTTGCGTTGCTGAATACCTTATACGGCAAGGCGAACTTGCCAAAGTTAAAGATGAAAGCGGTAAGCTAGTTAAGAAAATAGGGAATATGGGGAAAGCCGTGGTCATCTATGAACCGTTGGCTAAGATCCGTCAAACTCTTCAACGCTCCGGCCTCTCTGAATTTATTAAAAATGACCAACCGTCGCAAGGAACTACTGTCGAAACTGTACTTAGCGAATCCAACTAAAGAGGAGCAGATCCTGGCACAGCTCACGATTGAACGGATCTGTGCAGATATGTGCGATTTCTATGAACGGTTCTATGCGCAAGAGGGTCCGGGTGCCATGGTGTACGTCCCCAGGGCAGAGGAAGACGCAGACACAATGTTCTACTTAACAGTGCCCCACATGATTTCGGCGCTTGATGATTTCAGGCGTCAAGAAATGGAGGGCCCCGAAGAAGTAATGCAAAAAGCTATTGCCAGGGCGGAGTCGCTAGAACCTGATAAAGAAGCGCTATTTATCATCCAAGACGATACAAAAATGTCCCTTATTCATTACAAACGCGGTGCGTCTGCTATGGGGCCGTTCATTGTTACGTGAGCAAGCGTCCTTGGTTACCGCGTTACCAATACTTATCTAAGATTAGTAATGTAGTTAATGATTGGTTGACCCCAGTTGAATACCTCCCATACATTGATGCTCTTCTTGGCGACATTGACTTAGATCCGTGTTCTACACATCTAGCCAATGATCAATTTTTAAGAGCAAAACAAATTTATACGCTCAAAGAAGATGGTTTAAATATTGAAATCCCTTGGACTGGTGTAACTTATTTATTTCCGCCAACATATGGCCGTTGTTCATTCAATAAAGAACGCGGAACATGGAGATGGGGACTCCGTGGAGGCGGCCCCCTGTGTAAAGCACCGTCCGCAATCTGGTTTAACCGATTAGAAAAAGAGTGGAAATTACGGAATATTCCGGAAGCTTTATTTTTTACAACTAATCACGAAGTGATGAGGACAAATCAATCAATATGGAACTATCCAGTTTGTATACCAGAAAAACGTTGCAACTTAATCCACGGCAGAACACTAACTTCATTTGCTGGCCCATTTACCTGGGGCTACTTTGTTTATCTTCCTCGTGCTGAATTAGGATTCAATCAAGCTGATAAATTTATTGATATTTTTTCTAATATTGGTAAAGTTATTTACTGACTAACCCGTGCAAGACGACGTTGGGTTGGGCTTCGTGGGGCGCCGTAGGCGTTTTTAAACGAATAAGTGGCGTCTCCAGGTCCAGAAACCACGAATCGATCATCTTCTTTCCGATCTTGCGTCAGGCTTGTACGCTGTTCCACCCTGCGGCGTGCGAGAGCCCTTGCTGCAGCTCGCTTACCTGCGTTGTCGTCAGATGCACCTTGAGCTCCGCTGTAGCGGTTGTCAACGTCGTAATCAGTGCTAGTCTGTAAGCCCATGGAACCATTCTGACAGCAACAAATCTATGGAAGATCTGGTTAATAGCCCATCGCACTACGCTTCTGGCGCCGTGGAGTGCATTGATGCGATTGAAGCGTCAGAAACCAATGAAGCTTTTTGTGGATATTTGAAAGGTAACGTTTTGAAATATTTGTGGCGGTATGAAACAAAGTGCAATTCTTTACAAGATTTACAAAAAGCAGAATGGTATTTGAAGCGATTAATCGCTTCATGTGAAAAATATGGATCCTGATGAAATTCTTTACAATTACTGCCCAGAACTGCAGTTAATTGATATGCTGGACTGGCTTCAAGACGCTAAAGGTTCTTTGGAGAACCTAATCCCCCCTGCTCTTGATTCCAGTAACGAAAGAAGCGACGAACTGTCTCTCCAGTAGGGTCCCATTCTAAAATCTTTCGTTCTAGATATTCGATTGCTTTGATTTGGTTTGGGGTTCCTAGGTAACTTTCTCCTATGTTGAGCAAGCAGTGCTTTAGTACACACTTGTGCTCAATAAAAAGAGGTACTTGATCGTCCGGAGCCAAATAAGTATTGAGTTCAACCCTGCGACGTTCCTTTAAAAAGGGTGGGGCGCCACGATATGCTGGATTTATGAAGGGGCTCCACTCCTTGATGATGGCGTTTTTGTTTGCACGTCTGTTAATTAAATCTAAAAGTGCACATTCTTTAAAACTGGTTAACCCAATGCTGTAGGCGTAACTTAAAATAGCTGCTCGTTTTTTATGATTGAGCGGCATGATGACATAACTGGAAAGCTTAGAAGCAAACTCTTCTAAATCTCGAATAAGCTGTTCATCAATTTCTTTTTGCGTTGCCCTGGAAAACATTCCAACCCAGGATTTGCCGATACGTTTACTGCCGTATCCGATTCTCCATTCACCATGTTCCGTTTTATACGCAGCAAAACGGCCAAAACCGCAGTGGGTCCTGGCCGGGGTGTAGAACTGTATGAGCTTAACGGCAGTGTCGTTAAGGAATGGGCTTTTGTATTCCCTAGGGGACAACTACGCTACCGGTGTACGCTGCTTCAGCATACTGGTCAAAGTCCATAAGCACAACATAGTTTTTGCTGGCATCGGTAACGGTAACACCGATTGCGCCTTTACCCTTACCAGCTTTGAAAATGTTGTAAGCTTTCTGATAGCCGGTAGGAGCACTCCCTGCGTTATATGCATCTTCTTGGAAGATCTCTAAGCTGATCAAGGAAGTACTTTTGTCAATCTTAACGATGATGTCGCCAGTGGAGGCTGGGTTGACGCGGAAACCACGGGTCAAATCCCCAATGTTCCCTGCAGTCGTGGGCCCAAGAAAAGTAATCTCAGATCCAGCATCGACCTGCAACTTGTCCAGGGTGCCTTTAATAGTACGGGTGACGGCCATGGGTATTAGGAAAGTTGGTTGGCGGTTAAGTAATTAAAGTTGATTTCAGCGTCAATGCCGTGTTCTTTCAAAATGTTGAAGAACAGCTGACGGTCCATCATTTTCTGATGAAGCATGTCAATGAACGCTTCTTCTAACTCATCTCGATCCAGGTCTTTGATTGCAAAAGCTGCTGCATGTACAGCAAACTCCTGGTCAACTGACAGGTTTAGAGCATCGGCGTCCATCAAATCGCCCAATCTATGCAGTAATTCTAACAGCCGTGATTAAAAACGTACTTATTTTTGGTAAACCGGATCCCGAAGCGGTACATAGCGCTGGTCTACGGTAAAGCTTGGCGGATCTCCAGGGACATCAAGAGCTCCTTGCTCCAGGATGGGTAGCCGCTCAGCGATGTAGTGCCTTAAGTATTGACTTGTAGCTGGAGTAGCTGTCATTAGGATGCCACTTGCGGTTTAAGAGATAGGTGCCAAGACCGTAGGCAGTGAAAAAAGTAAAACTAAACAGTAAAACAACCGGTTCCACTTGCCTTAGGGCTTTCTAACCACTATATTTTACCTAAACCACGCTACGTTAATTTTTGATGGACGACACGCAGATTGCTTATGACCTGATGCGCTGCGCAGTTAACGGTGCTAGTAAAACCCAAACACTGCGGTACATTAAGGAGAATTACGGGCAAACAGATAGACAGATAAACCAGCTTTTAAAGCTTTGTCAATTTAAAACAAAACCAAAAGTCATTGACTACAAGGAATTTGCAAATCGTCCCACCCCAAAGGGAGCTAATCGGTTTGACTTCCCTTTTACGCAAATTTATACTTATAACAATTTTTTAACTTCAGATGATTGTTATAAGTTAGTTGAATTGGCCGAGGAAAGCCTGAGACCATCTACCATTTCAACTCCTGATGATAAAACGGTTACTTCTCAGCACAGGACAAGCAGTACTGCTGATTTATATAGCCACAGATCACCTTATTTAAATTATGTTGATAATAAAATTTGTTCTTTTATGAGCTTAAATCCCTTTATCGGGGAGGCTATGCAGGTTCAAAAGTACGCTATCGGTGAATACTATAAAGAACACTCTGATTACTTCTTTCCACTAACAAAAGAATATGAAACTTATACCGAATGGATGGGTCAAAGGACGTGGACTTTTATGATTTATCTTAATGATGTAGCGGAAGGTGGCGAAACTTACTTTAAACACCTTAAATTAAGAGTTAAACCTAAACAAGGCATGGCTATCTTTTGGAATAATCTTTATAAGAACGGTATTCCAAATCCAAAGACAGCGCATGAAGCGTGTCCCCCAGTGAGCGGAAGTAAGTATGTAATTACTAAATGGTTCAGGTCTTGGCCGTTGATTTAGTTGGCGGCGATCTGAAAAGTAACCCTGGCATTGTTACCGCCAGTTTCTTTT